ACTATAGCCAGCTAAACGCTTAGCCATAACAACATCTCCGGAAGCCTCTTCGAAAAGGACTTCCAGAAACTTTTGTTGGTTCTCTGTAAGATTACGAGCCATTCATTCTCCGTCTGATATCATGCCTTGCGATACCTATATCTTTTAATTCTCTATCTGTAAGGTGTGTAAGTAACCACAGATCTGCTCTTGCTTGTTGTGACTTTTGTATTGATCCGTTTAAAGCTTCTAACCATTTTGAAAATGTTTTAAACATTATGTTTCTCCAGTGAAAATAACTACAAGTAATTTGTAGCCTACTGGAGCATAGTTATATTTATATAGTTATATCATACTATAGATAATAATGCAACCCCGTTATGCTTTAACGGGCAGGATTGTAAAATTGCTTACAAGATATTAGTGCTTCTATTGTGTTAGCTGTTTCAGCATAAGCAACAATCTTATCACCTGCATGTAAATGTACATGACTAGAGTTAAACACGTTCTCTGCAGAGTTACCAGCTATAGAGTGAGCTTTCAATACATGATGGTAGTCAGTAGTATCTGCATGGTAAAACTGTATGTTTATTTTTTTAGTGGCACTATTATTATTAGACAGATGAAGTATATCTATAGTAGCATCATAATTAGGCGGACACGTATACACAACAGTAGCACTAGCACCTGCCGAAGTAGCTACTATTGTTTTTGCTTCTGTATCTGTTGTGTAGTTACGATCAACCATTTACTTTCTAGCCATCCTATTAGGCTTCATAGAAGCACCAATGTTAGCCATGCCACCATGTTTATAGCCCATCTTCTTAGCTACAGCAGGTGCGGCTTTCTTTAAGGCCTTCATGCCTTTAGTCATACCGCCGTGCTTATACCCTGACTTCTTCTTCATGTCTGAATCCTTCATCATTGTACCGTCTGGCATTTTATGCATACCTTTTTTCATTGTGAGTCCACCTTCTGATGCTCTAAACTTTGCAGTCTTATCTGCAATTTTCTTTGGTTGTTTTACAAATTGTTTACCTGCCGCTGTGCCTTTACGCTTAGCCGCAGTAGTAGCCGCATATTCTGCGGAGCTTAAAGCTTCTCTTGCTTTCTTCGGGAGGTAACGTTCTCCTGTCTTACCACTGGGTTTGCCACTCTTAGTTCCCCAGTTCTCTTTAGTCCACTTCTTGAGTGATTTCTGTGGGGCTTTCATTTCTTATAACCTCCACCTGCCGCTTTATATTGCTTAGCTAACATCTGGGCTTTACGTGCAGACCATTGACCTGCTTTACCACCCTTAGTTCCTGCTTTGATTTTGTTAAACAATCTCTTACGCATTGGAGCTTGCGTGTAATTACCTGATGCATTGACAGCCATTTAAGATCCCTTTACCCATTTCTTAGAAGGAGACTTAGTTTTGCTACTGCTCCACTTTACTTTATTTGCCCAGTAAGCGGCAGACATCTTACCCTTCTTGATGTTCTTAGCGTGACGACTCTTGAAAGCCTCACGTTGTCCGGCGGTCTGGTTTGTCTTAACACCTTCCTGTCCGAACTTTATATACTTATACTTGCCACCTTCAGAAGCCATAACGTGATGAGACTTATCTGTAGAGTCATTAAGACGTTGAGGTTTGTTTACAGCCTTAAGACCTACGGCCTTCATCTTATTCTTTACTCGCTCAGGTATCGCCATTAGATCATCTTCAATGCTTGCTCTAGTGTTTCTTTGTTTCGTCTAGTCCAACCTTTTCCGAATATCTTAAAGGTATCTAAGCCTTCATAGAAGCCCTGCCTTACGTGATACACATAATCAACGATATACTTAGGGTCTTTCTCCATAACTAAGCCTATTGTCTGTGGGCCTATAGCTCCATCTGCTGTAGCACCTACTGCTCGTTGTATAGCCTTAGCTGGTCTGCCTGATCCTGAGTTAACTGCCCAATCAAACGCACACCAATCTACACCGGAAGGTAAATAATCGCCCTTAACTCTGTCCCAGTAGTTCTTCTTGTAGATCGGGCCTACATCGTCTGGCGTTAAGTCACGCATCTCTTCTTCGGTAGACTCTCGGCCTATCCATTCGTCGTATACTCTCTTAGTTACACCAAGATTAGTCATGCCACCGGGGTCTTTGGGGTGATTTACGAATCCTCCCTCGTGTTCCAGTAACATGTGTAGACATTCATCAAAATTGCTTTTCATTATTTCTTCCCGAAGTATTTACTTACACCACGCATACCAATACTGGCACTAACGATCCCACCCAAAGAGTATTGATACCAATCCGGCATAATCTCTAGGGCAGTAAACCCTGCTTGTACGATCTGATTGCCCCAATCACCACAGAATGCTAGGATTAACGGGATACTAAACAATAAAGTTATCCATTCGTCCTTCCAACTGTTCTCTGTAGCCTTCATAGCCGCTATATCCCAGTCAATCTCACCGGTGGCTATCTTCATCTTAGTTTCAGCCTCAGCTTTCTTAACTGCAGTCTTGCCTTCTATCATTGTGCCAGCAAGGTTGGCTACTTGAGTGATTAATCCTAAGCCTAACATCAGTAATCATCCTTCTTCTTAATATTAGTAAAGCCAAAGAAGGCAGTCACGATGCCTACCACTGCGATACAGTAGGTAGGAGCAATAGCTGTAAGGTTATCAGCCGCAACTTTCTGTCCTAAGACGTTACATATAATAATCATGATAGGATATAGTAGTAGTCCAGCTAACGAGAACCATACCATCTTACGTTGTTGGTCACGCTTACTGTTCTCATCCTCGATCTGCATTCTTTTGTCATCGAGTAGGAGCTTATCCCATTCAGATTTCTCTATAGAGCCATTCTTGTCTGTATCTACATCTTCAAAGCTTGTCATTCTTCCCAATCCCTCTTCCTGTTAGGGTCAAGTACATCTCTTTTGTCTATCATCCCCTCTAGATACATAGCTCGTTCTACTCTATCTAAAGTATATCTTACTCCGGTGTCACCTTCGATGGCAGTACGGACATAGAACACGTCACTCTTGGGGATATGAACACGGTACATTGCACGGGAGTCGTTATTAGCTAAAGCATCATAGAACTCTTCAAGTACATTTTCACTTGCATATAGTTTTATTCGTTTTGTCATTATTGTCAATACATATTTCAGATAAAATTGTACCGCAAACTAAATGAGAGTTTACATCATCGTTAAGGGAAGGAGACAAATGAGGAGACTTAACAATAATACAGTCAATCAGATAGTCTACGGTACTTTAGTTACACTTAGAGTTATAACTTCTTTATTAGTTAAGTCGTTTATTGTCTTAACCTTGTACAAATTAGTATATACTACTCTAAATATAGTGTCAACACCTAAGTTTCACTATACGTAACACTTTACCTAGATCCACGAACTGATTTACAACACTCTTAGTTAAACTTTATAGTAAGATATTTTTTTATTGTAACTTTATATTTAACTTATAGTTTAACTAAGCTTCGCTACGCTCAGTTATAACCATTTTAGTACCCCTGTCAAGCCCTAAAGTGCATATGGTAACGATATGTTACAGTTTGTAACACTTTGTGTACCACTTTTGCCATTCTAAAAATCACTTCTGTGTAGGAGTACATATACGTATACGGGTGGATGGGGGGTGGCCCTCGCAGGGGTAGGCATTATGATGCATGTTATGTGCTATAAGGAGGGCTAGATAGGCCTAAGGTACTGATAACGTTACACTTTTATACGGATTATCTATCAGGCTATGCCTATAATGCCTAGATTATGCCTGACATTAGGCAATGTGATCACAAAAGCAAAGCTTCATGCACTAGACCCCAACCCCTCTAAAAGAGGGACAAAATACCCTACCCCTAGCTCTAAAGTTTTGCCGTTGTCGGACTGATCCGACCACTCTCCGCTTTTCCTTGCGCATAATGCACACCAAAAGATGTTGACAATTTGTTTGGCATCTGTCCTATTGAAGACATCGAAACGGCAATTGATGCCAATAACAATCGGAGATTGATATGACTAAAACTAACACAAAACCGCAGATCGCTATTACTGGTACAGTAACTCTTGGCAAGAAAAGCTACGCTTTAAATGATGCCATGGAACATGGTGCTGTGATCTATGATCAACTATGGGTTCAGCAATCTGTAACCCTTGGTTACTACAGAGATTTGGGTAACATTCTGTTACAAGTTCGTAGCCTCTATAAAGATAATATATCTTTCGGTAAGTTTATGGACTCTAGCCCTTTGGGCTGTATGTCAAAGCAAGATAGATCTGACACTATCTTTATCGCCGCTAACTGGATCAAGATCCAGAAGTTAAACAAGAACGGAACTCTTGATACTCTAGGAGTATCGGCTATCAGAAAGAGGGTCAAAGCTTCTGACCAACCCAAGACTAAGGTTGGTTCGGCAGGTAATGTTTCCAAAGGAAAGAAAGCCTCAACAGCTAAAGCTGAACCGAAGCAAGACAATAGCAAAGCTATACCGAAACCTAAGAATGAAACGGATCTAGCAAAGCTAGTTCATCAGATCATGACCGAGGCAGGGTTTAGCAAAGCTACCTTCACTAAAGAGCTTACAAAGCTCTACAAGAAATAATAACTTAAGCCCTTCGGGGCTTACTTTACATCTTATTGCAAGCCCTACGGGGCTTGTTTTTGTTTGTAATACAAACAGTAGAACGTTGTCGGACTGATCCGACGACGACATAACGTAGTTAAATAGGAGATTAAAATGTTTAAACAATCAAAGAATTACAAAGATCTATCATGACGTATGGGGTGTCAAAACGTGACCGACTAGCCAGACGTGGCGACAAGCGATGGCGTAGCACATGGCACAGACAGATGCTATTGCTGAACAGAACCAGACCTATTGACAAACTTGATGGGGTCAGCCTTTATAGTATGGCAAACAGCAAATCGTTGTCGGACAGATCCGACGACACTAACAAAGGAGAATAAAGATGACTAAGAATTTACTAGGAAAATCACGCACTAAAGATAGACCCTATGCTATATGGCAGGGCTTCGGTGCATTCGGTGACACTGAGGTACGATTGCTTAAGACGTACCAGATACCGAGCAATGAACAGAAGAACCAATATGCTAGATGGTTTGTGGCTGTTAAGTCTGACCATACGTATGGATCTTTTGACATGGGTGACAGTTACATACGTGATTTGTTAGAAGGCATGACACTCAAGCAAGCTGATCCTCTGTTCACTGAACAGTACGGCATTACTGTACCTGATGGTGTAGAACTAACTGAGTGGGTGTCGTAATGGGAAATAGAGCAACACTTGAGGTTATAAGTAGCAATTACACTGGGAATACTACACCTTGCTACATATACTTACACTGGCAAGGTAGCCCCGAAACTGTAATTGAATTAGTAAAGGGTGCTG